AATTATGGAAAACGGTGCAGTCTTTTATAGATTACCTATCACAGCTTTTATACAACGTGGATTTGAGGCTAAGGATGTTCCTCAACGTAGACTTGATGAGCTTCAGCTCTGGAATTGTTTTAGTTATTATCCTGCTATTACTTGTTGGGATATCTTAGATGGTCAAGCCGGTAAGTATATCGGTAAAGATAAAAAATGGCATCCAGGAAAATATTTATTTACTGTTGACTTTGCACATCCAGAGAGTAACATAGTTGACACTGATCATTCAGAGATTCCGCACGAACACAAGTGCGCTCACATAATTGCACTAGACGATGGTAATTATGCAGCACAACCAAACAATCGATGTATATGGGACATACCTTCTTTCACAGTAAAAGATAATATTCCTGATTGGAAAGTGCAAACAAATGAATGGAATGTTGAAGATAGTAGAGCATGGCGGACAGAAGATACCGACAAGTTCTTCTATGAAATTGAAGAAAAGAAAAAATGAAAACGTTTTGTTTTGAATGCAAACACGATTGTCATTGTGGTCGTAAATGCGATCAATGTAGTTGTTACATGTGTAATAATATTGTGATAAAAACATATGAAGATTACATGGGAGGAAACATGATTAAAAGACTTTGGAAAAAAATTAAAAGTTGGTTTTGGACTGACTAAATGAAGGAGTTTAGTAGCTATGAACTATGCATTCACAGCGATACTGATACTTTTGTTTTGTTTACTGGCCTTTTTTGTAAGGCCAGTGGACCACTCACCATTGAAATATGAGTTAAAAGATATTATAATCCCGCTACCAAAACCAAAAAATGAATAAGAAACCTTTAACAATATCTGAATCCGCTGCTGTGCAGATGCCTATGAAGACGGTTGCTAGTTTGATTATAATCGTCGCCCTCGGCACGATGGGCTATTTCCAGATTGTTGAAAGATTAAACATAGCTGACACTAGAATACAATTAATGGAAAAAGATTTAGCAGAAAATACAGAGTTTAGAATAAAATGGCCACGGGGCCAACTCGGATCACTTCCCGCGGACTCGGAACAATTCATGATGATCGAAGATCTTTACAAGACCACGGATAAGTTAAATGCACATATAGAAAACATGGCATTAAACAAAGTTAACATAGAATTTTTAAGAGGACAGATGGATAAAGTATTGATAGATATTGAAAAACTAAAAGATGCAAATAGAGAAATGAAATATACAAACGGGAGTTCACATTGATAGAGGCTGTAGTAGGATTACTTATGTTTGTAAATGGAGAGATCAAGGAAGCACGTTTGCAACCTTCGATGGCAGTTTGTTTACGCGGCAAGCGTGAAGCTGAGAGGACCTTCTCTGAATCTGTCACTTACAAATGTTGGAAAGGTCAAGCAGAATTAGAAGATAATATAGATGGTTCAAAATCAATCAAGAAACTCATCATCGAATAAAGTTGCAAAACATTTAAGAGATAGACGTTATCGTCAGATTGTGATAAAGAATAAGAAAGCATACAATAGGAAAAAATATGGTAAAGCCGATAGATATAACGAATACAGTGATAGTACCGAAACCACAGGTTAAACAAGAAAACTTAAAATCTTTTTTTATAGGTCATGTGGACCAGGTTATAGAACCTAAGATGACTGAAGTTACAGTCGATGTAAAAGAAAAAATTAAACAACCACACCTCGATAGTTCTAATCCAAATACAGACTGGAAAGAAATATACTAATGCCTAAAGATAAAAAAGACAGACGTTGGGATGGTAGATCTAGAATTAGTACACCAGAATACAAAAAGAATTACAACGAAATATTTAAAAAGAAAAAAGAACAAGCAGACAAACAATCTGACAACAAAGAATTAGAAAAACTAACAACACTACGACAAAATATACAAACTGAAATTGTAAATGGCCAGTGTCCAACATGTAGTTCAGAAACTGTATTAGTTTCTATTTGGCCAAATTTATTTAGATGTATGACATGCGGAACCGACCTTGAACAAAAAGTAAATGGTAAGATAAGTTACATACCAAACACCAAAAACATAGAATTAAGAATGAAAATAGATGGCTAAGAAAGCAAAAGGATTATATGCAAAGGTTGCACACGAACCTGTGTTTCACAAAACGTCGATTGGACGTAATCCTAGCAAAGCAAAAATGAACAAAAGTAAGCGACGTAGTTTTAAGCCCTACAAGGGCCAGGGGAAATAACCCCTAGCGCTTAAAGAATATAAGCGCTAAAGGGAAGAAGGTGTGAATATGTTGTGACATATATACAACAGTCACATTGTTGTCAAGTTTCAGTTATCGGTGTGCAGGTAAACCTAATAAATACACCATGTTTATTGACATCTGATCTTCCAATTTCTGCCATCTTTTTTTTAGATTCTTCATATCCAAACTGCATACAGTCATAGGAATCTTTAAATTTTTCAGGCCATGGGTATGGGTCCATACATATCCCTTGTATTGATGAGCACATAATTAATGTTAAAAGTATTTTCATTTTATCCTTGACTATATTATCCCATATATTATATTAATCCTTGGAAGGAAAATAATATGACAGACATAACTAAATTTAAAAACGTTTCGTTGTCCAAAAAAACTTATATGGATGTTGGAACACTAAGTAAAGCAATATTCGATGTACCTTTGTCACTATCAAAGACCATAGAATATTTAGTAGAGAAAGAGATGAAGAAAGTTAAAAAGGTGAATGGAAATGGAAAAGAAAGATAAAATAATTTGTCCACACTGTAAAGGTAATGGTTTTGTAAGAATACCATACCAGTTGGCCAAAGAAGAAATGCATGCACAATGTGGTGTATGTGATTCAGAAGGGGAGATATACCCAGATGAAGTCGATAATATTATTGTTGACTCTGATGGTATTCACCGGTTGCAGTAAAGTAAACTACGACGTGAATCCTTGGACCACAGTGTTAAACCATATGATAAAACATGATAGATAAATTTGTATATGAATCTTTGCACTTCATTATGAAGTGGACCGGCGAATTAAACTCGTGGGCTTGGCGTAAACATACAAAGATAATAAGAGATAAAAGAGAGAAGGAGAATGAAGAATATCTCAAAGAGTTAAAAAATAAACTATAAAAGAAAGGAAAAATATGTTTAAAACATTAATAAACGAAATAAAAAGACATAATGATTTAAAAGAGAAAGAACTAGATCTTAAAATCTTGGATATGTTTGAGTTTCATAAAAAATATAAAGTGTGGCCAAAGCAAGAAGTTACAACACCACAGGTGGTAGTAGGAAATGCACCAACTTACGAAAGTCATGCTAATTGTAGTTTAACAAGGCATCCGTGGTAATATGAAACAGCTAACGATAAGTAGTAAAGACATAAGTCCTAAACAATGGAATATTCTATTGATAGAACTTAACATAATTAAAAAAGCTTGGGCGCCATATGCTAAACTAGATATTAAAGCGCCTAACTTTAATAAGATAATTAAGTGGGGTACTAGAAGGTATGACGCAAGAGAGAATGGATGAGGTTGCAAACCTTTGGGAGAAAACCAAAGACCCAAAATACAAAGAGCTTTGGTATAAACTTATAAAGGAGTTTGCAAATGGATCTAATAATATTAAACGACGGCCTGTATCATCTGATACCGGTAACAAAAAAGATGATGGATGGAATAGTGTTGACAAGCGACGTTGATTGTTTTGAGTTGTGTGACATCCTGAGATTAAAATTAACTGGGTATGTAGACATTTTGAATCTACATATCATGAATGATAACACAGGAGCTTTTTTTGGCTGTATGTGTAGATAGAACTGAAAAGGACCTCCGTCCATATAACGCTTCGCGCTATTCCCTGTACGGCAACCTAAGAAGCGGCAATTACCGTGGAGGTGTGGAGCCTTTGCTCTCTTGGGAGTACGTGCACGGAAACCAGGAGGGTTGATATGAAAGAAGTTTTAAAATATCCTGATACATTTCTACGACAAAAGTCACATATCGTTGTGTTGCCTTTGTCAGAACAAGATAGAGAATTAATAGAAGATATGTGTCTGACCATGTACAAAGAGAATGGTATTGGTTTAGCTGCAGTACAGATAGGATATTTAAAAAGAATTTGTGTAGTTGACATAAGTCCGTCAAGAGCGAATCCAATTGTGATGATCAATCCGATTGTAAAAAATAAATCAGAAGAAACTTTAACTATGGAAGAAGGATGTTTATCTGCTCCAGGTAAAGTTGGAAAGGTAAAAAGACATTTAAGAATTACTGTCAATTATTGGTGCAAGTGGCAAGAGGAACATGAAAAAACTTTTTATGATTTACATGCGCAGGTGATACAGCATGAGTTGGACCACATGGACGGGAAACTTTGTATAGATTATGACAAAAATTAGTGTTGCAGATGTTGGCTATATTGCTGGCTTATTTGATGGAGAAGGGAGTCTACATATACGTAGAGGACTAGAAAAGAAAAAGAAACATAAAGGTAAACCTGGATATCGTATGTCTAATTCTATGAGAATTAGTATGGAGATATCGATGACCGATGAGATGGTGATACGCTGGGTTCACGAGATACTTGCAGTTGGTACTGTGATACGTCGAGACATAAAAGGTAAAACTAAATCAGGTGGTAAATTTAAAACACAATGGCGTTGGCGATGTACTTTTAGAGATTGCTATTATGTATGCAGATTGTTATGGCCACATGCGAAAGTAAAATTACCGAAACTAGAAAAGGTAATTGATCATTACGAACCAGAATATATAATGAATGAAAAGGTAGTTAGTTTACATGAATACAGACAAAACATGGACATGGAATAAAAGGTTTTATTATCCGCCGTCGACTCGTAGTACGACAGATGGACTGAGAACTTATGATGTGGGCAACGAAAAGCTGCCAAGTGTAACGACTATACTTGGGAATACCAAGAGTCTTGAAGCCCAGGAATCTATATCCCGGTGGCAAGCGAAGGTGGGCAAGGAGCAGGCGACAAGGATCAAGGAACAAGCGGCTAGCAGGGGTACAAACGTACACACGCATCTAGAAAAATATATTTTAGGTGAAGGCCATCTTGATTTAACGCCAGAAGGCAAAATTGCAAAGGCAATGTCCGATACAATAATTAGTAAAGGATTCAATGATTTACAAGAAATTTGGGGCAGTGAAGTGGTTATTCATTATCCCGGTTTGTACGCAGGAGCTACAGACCTTGTTGGAGTCTATGATTATGAAGATAGTATTATTGACTTCAAGCAAAGCAATAAACCAAAAAGAAAAGAATGGATTGAGGATTACTTTTTACAGTTGGGTGCATATGCTATGGCACACAATTATGTTTATGAAACTCAGATCACACAAGGGGTAATATTGATGTGTACTCCGGATAACTATTTCCAAAAATTTCAAGTAAAGGGCAAAGAGTTTATCAAATATCAACATCAATTTCTAGAAAGGGTTAATAAATATTATGAAACAAAAACTGATTGAACTTACGGAGAAAAGAATTCTACGTGAGATGTATGAAGATGAGAAAGCGCTGAAGAATATGTTGAGCATGGAGACAGCTGACGTGCCAGAAGAACAATTGGACGGATTGTTGGTAAAAATACAACAACTTTTAGGCAAAGTTGCCACAAATCAAAACAAAATCATATTGTTACAAGATATTACAGACGATAATGTGTGACATATTTGCAACAGTATGTAGTTTAGAATGATTCTAAATTATAGAAACCTAGGTTTTATGCGGTTGATCACGGATCTATAGGTTTTTAAAAACTATGAAATTGTTAAAACAGCACTTTTAATTTACACGTGATCTCGTGATTTCGTGATCAGCAAGGAATACCAACGGTTTTAGGATTTACAGGGGCCGCGCGGGACTTTTGGGTACCAAAATCCAGGAAAAAATATTTTAAAATACTATAGGGTCTGTTAAATAACCCTATGATAGGACAGGCATTCACACTTGCAATTGAAATGATGACAGAAAAGGATTTTTGGGATAAGTTCAATAAGAAACATAATCCAAGATATTACTATGGCAAGAAAAAAACCGAGAAGAAGAAAACAGGTAATCCCAAGTCAACCAAACGACATCCCATATTCAAAGTACAGGATTGAGTGGACCGATGCGTTGTCCGATTCGGGTTGGGCTGATGACAGAGAATTTACTAAAATGAAATTAGCAAAACCAGTTAATGAAGGTTGGGTATTTTCTAAAGATAAAGATTCTGTAAAAATATTTGCGTCGTACGATAAGGACCCAGTTACAAATGAAATTACATTTGGAGATAGGACTATGATTCCTACATCATGGGTAATTAAGATGACTAAATTAACTTAATGGAAGTTTAGGTTTTTTATCCTGTGGAGACTTTGTTTCTTCTTTTTTGTCTATCAACAGTGAGTTATCAGATACTATCGTATTGATTCTTTCGTTCAATTCATCTTCAGATAGATCTTCTATCTTACCAGTTCTAATAATTTTTTGTTCAATATATAATCCACCCACAGCACCGCGTGCTTTCTCTGCGTTTGTTGCTGCAGAAAATGATTTAGATTTTAATGCTTCATCTCTGATTTTAGCTAACTCTGTTAAGTGACCACCAAAAGATATGTTGTGTTTTTTGTAATTCTCTTCTCGTAGTTCACCAATGTGTTTAACCACAAGAGGATAGTATTTTGGGTTTTGTAGTTCACTTGCTTTTTTACGAAGTGTTGCATTGTCCCCTTCATATCCTGCTTCCTTTGCACATTCATAGGCAAACTTATGGCCCTCGTTGAATACCAATAGCTCTGCAAACTTACGTTGCATAGGTGTGAGTCTAGCTGGTAATCCTGGCTTCTTCTGTTGTAATTCTGACATGATTGACAATATAACCATAATATCTTATAAAATCAACATATGAAAGATGACAGAGGAAAGTTAGATTTAACTAGACAAATCGAAGACTTAACAAAACAAAAAGAATTCCTACAATCTAAATGTAGGCAAGCTGGAGAACAGATCAAAGAGCTTAAAAGAGATAATTCTTTGTTGGCTATGGACGTTGCTACGCTTACAAACAGATTAAGAGATGCAGGACTTTAATGCTAAAAGGTAGAGATTTAATCATGATCTTCGATAGATTCGTAGGTCCAAAGAAAGGGAGCTCGGTAGCTCAAGATGCAAGGGTACAAGTTAAAACACCTGACGGAAGATTTTATGATGTCCAAGGAATTAATTTAGTTGAAAATAAAATTATTGGTGCTAGAGAAACACACCGGATAGTGATTTCAACTCATGAAGAAGTAGCGAAAATGGGCTCACCAATTAAGCTTTTGTAAGCATCTGTTACCGTCATTATTTTGATGAAACCTGAAACAAAATTATGGCATGAGCTTAAAAGAATTACACCTAAAATATCGTGGACACGGATTGAAAATAGTAGCTTATTCGGCACTCCTGATCTATTGGTCTC